ATAGGAGAGGTACTTTTAGAATTTAAAGGCGCTTCATCTGATGTTACCGCTATAAACTTATGTGGTTCAGGCCACTACTATGGTGCTGTAATTAAAAATACAGCAACAAATACAACAGCAACAGGTGGAGATATTAAAGCAACAACAACAAATTCATCATCTGGTTTTGCTTTATTAACAATGCAAAAAGAAGGATTTGGTGAGGCAACGGAGAGTTTCTAGATGGCTGATACAGTAACTACACAAACTATATCTGATACATCTGGCGTTAAGTTTGTTGCCAAACTAACAAACTTTTCAGACGGAACAGGAGAGACCTTGGTCACTAAGGTTGACGCTTCGGCTACAACCTTTATGACTGAGGATGGGAATAGACTTATATCTAAAGTTTATTATTCAATTAATACTTCTGATAGTAAGTCTGGTGTTGAGTTAATTTGGGATGGCGCTACTAATGCAACAGCGATGTTCTTATCTGGTCAAGGTTATTTTGACTTTAGAACAGATGGTAATACCATACCAAATAACGCAACAACACCAACAGGAGATGTACTATTATCAACAAAAAACTTTGCTAACGGCGATAATTATACAATTATTGTAGAGTTTAGGTAAAAAATTGTATAAATAGTATATACCAAAAAGAGAGAGATGTAATATGAAATTAATTTCAGAAGAAGTTTGTTCAGCAGAATACCTTGTTGAAGAAAAAAACGGAAAGAAAAATTACACAATTAAAGGTGTCTTTTTACAGTCTAATATAAAAAATAGAAATGGTCGTGTATATCCGAAAGATATTTTAATGACCGAAGTAAAAAGATATAACTCAGAATTTATCAATAAAAATCGTGCATTTGGTGAGTTAGGACATCCTGACGGACCTACTGTAAATCTAGAAAGAGTTTCCCATATGATTAAGAAACTTTATCCAGATGGTGATAACTTTATTGGTGAAGCTAAAATCATGGACACGCCTTATGGTAAGATTGTAAAAGGTCTTATTGATGAAGGTGCTCAATTGGGAGTATCATCAAGGGGCATGGGTTCCATTGAACAACGCAACGGCGCTAGTTATGTAAAGAATGACTTTATGTTAGCAACCGCCGCTGATATTGTGGCAGACCCTTCTGCTCCTCAAGCTTTCGTAGAAGGCATTATGGAAGGAAAAGAATGGGTATGGGACAACGGTGTTCTTGTTGAACAAGACATTGAGGCGTGGAAAATGGAGATGATTAAAACTAAACAAAAAGCTTTAGAAGAAAAAAAGATAAAGATTTTTGGAGAGTTTATTAGAAAACTATAATTTTATAAATATTATCTAAACCTGATAAAGGTTTTTATAAGCTTATAAAGACAAGAGGAGATTTTCAATGGCAGAATCAGAAAACAGACCTGAAACAGTAGAAGAAGCAGCTGCTAATCCAATGGCAGACGCTCCTAAAAAGAATGCTGTACCTGCTGAACCATCTCATATCGCCAGCATGAATGACGCTGAAGATTTAGGTTCACCTGTGGTTAAACCAACAGACAGCAATCCAGATTCTACTAAGAAGGTTAAACAAGTCGTAGACGCCGTTTCAAAATCTGCACAAGTAGGCCAAGAGCCATCACACTTGAAAGCAGGTTACGAAGGCAAACACGAAGAAGTTGAAGATTCAGAAGATAAAGAAGTCGTTGAAGCTAAAGACAAGGAAGAAGTAAAAGACAAAGATGTTGAAGAAGGCATGAAAAAGAAAAAACATTCTATGAAAGCTGGATATCATGAAGACATTGATGTTAAGGAAGATGTTGAAGCTTTAGTTGGCGATTCTGATTTATCAGAAGAATTTAAACAAAAAGCTGCTACAATCTTTGAAGCTGCAATCAAATCAAAAGTGAAAGCAGAATCAGAAAGATTACAAGCAGAATATTCTAAGAAATTTGATGAAGAAATTGAAAAATCTAAATCTGAATTAACTGAAAAGGTAGATTCATATCTGTCTTATGTAGTTGAAGAATGGATGAAAGAGAACACTCTAGCAATAGAGAGAGGCATTAAAGGAGAAATTGCCGAAGACTTTATCGGTGGTCTTAAAAAATTATTTGAAGACCATTACATTGATGTACCAGATGAAAAGTATGATGTTCTTGAAGACCAAGCTGCTAAGATAGAAGATTTAGAAAAGAAACTCAACGAAGAAATTGAAAAGAATGTTGAAATGAATAAAGTCAATGGTGGCTATAAACGCCAAGAAATCATTGATGAACATTCATATGATTTGGCTGATACAGCTAAAGAAAAATTTGACAGTCTTGTAGAAGGTGTTGAGTATTCATCAGAAGAAGATTTTGCAAAAAAAGTAAAGACTATTAAAGAGTCCTACTTTGAAGCAAAAAGTGAAAGCTCATCTTCGGATGACATAGATGATGTAGCGGTAGGTGGTGAAGCTTCGCAAGAAGATTTATCAAACGCAATGGCTGCTTATACCGCCGCTATTAGCAAAACAAAAGACATTAAGTTGTCAAGTAAATAGAGGAGAGAGGAAGATATGTACTTATCGGAAACTTATGAAAAAAAATGGCAGCCTGTATTAGACCATCCTGAACTTCCAGAAGTTAAGGATACTTACAGAAGAGCCGTTACAAGTGTCATCTTAGAGAACCAAGAAAGAGCTCTCAAAGAAGACAAAGCATTTCTATCTGAGGCTCCGGCCAATGTAACAGGTAGTAATGTTGATAATTGGGACCCAATCCTAATTTCATTAGTACGAAGAGCTATGCCTAACCTTATTGCTTATGATATCGCTGGTGTACAACCAATGACTGGACCTACAGGTCTTATCTTTGCAATGAGAGCTAGATTTAGCACTCAATCAGGTACAGAAGCTCTATTTGACGCTGCTGATACAGACTTCTCTGGTAGGAACAAAGAAGGTTCTGCTGTTGATGGATTTTCATCTACAGCTGATTCTGGTTCTAACCCAGCGTTGTTAAACGATTCCCCAGCTGGTACATTTACTACTGGTACTGGAATGACTACAGCGGCTGCTGAATCTTTAGGTGAAGATTCAGGAAATAACTTTGCTGAAATGGCTTTCTCAATTGAGAAATCAACCGTAACAGCGAAGTCTAGAGCTCTAAAAGCTGAGTACACAATGGAACTAGCACAAGACTTAAAAGCAATTCATGGTCTAGACGCTGAATCTGAATTAGCAAACATTTTGTCTGCTGAGATTCTTGCTGAAATCAACCGTGAAGTAGTTAGAACAATCTACACCAATGCTGAAATTGGTGCTTCAGATTCTTCATCTACAGCGATTGGTTCTGTTAACGCTATTAACACTACTTCTGCTGGTATCTTTGATTTAGATACAGACAGTAATGGTCGTTGGAGTGTTGAGAGATTTAAAGGTCTTATGTTCCAAGTTGAAAGAGAAGCTAACACAATTGCTTACAGAACTCGTAGAGGTAAAGGTAATTTAATTATTTGTTCATCTGATGTTGCTTCGGCACTTCAAATGGCTGGTGTATTAGATTACGCTCCTGCGTTAAACAACAATTTAAATGTTGATGACACAGGAAATACTTTTGCTGGTGTGTTAAATGGTAGATTTAAAGTCTATGTTGACCCATATTCAGCAAATAGTGTTGCAAAACAATATTTCGTTTGTGGTTATAAAGGCACAAGCCCTTATGACGCTGGTCTGTTCTATTGCCCATATGTTCCACTACAAATGGTGAGAGCAGTTGGACAAGACAGTTTCCAACCAAAAATCGGTTTCAAAACTAGGTATGGCTTAATTGCTAACCCATTTGCTGAAGCTGGTTCTGGTGACGCTGCTGTTCAAACAGGTTCTGGAAATGCAAACGCTAACAGATACTATCGTAGAGTACAGGTTGCTAACTTAATGTAATCTTAACTTCTTACGAAGTGTTTATGAAAGGGGAACTTCGGTTCCCCTTTTTTATTTGGATAAATAATTATACCGAAAGGTGCCATAGAACATGGCTGAAAAGTTCTCCTAAAGATATAATATAGGAGGAACTATGAAAATAAAACAAAAAATATTTGCATGGAGAAAAGGCAAAGAACCTAAAAATCCATGGAGAGTTGGTAAAGATATACAATGCACATATAGAGGTGTTAATTATATCGTAAAATAGGGTTTTAAATGACAACAACAAACGCCTTTGAAAGGCAACCCACAAAATTAGACTACGCTTCACCTACGCAATTTAAATTTAGTATTGCTAAATTGCCGAAGGTGGAGTTTTTTGTGTCTACTGTAAATATACCAGGAATACAATTAGGTTCTGGTACACAGAAGACACCATTATTAGATATGCCATATCCTGGTGATAAACTAACTTATGGCGATTTAAATATGACATTCTTAGTAGATGAAAACTTAGAAAACTACCGTGAGATACATGGTTGGTTAGTAGGTCTAGGATTTCCAAAAGACCATACTGAGTTTAAAAATTTAGCAGAAGCTGGTAATGATAGATTTCCAGGTTCATCAGCTCAAATATCTGAGGAACCAGGTTTAGGTGGCAAATATCAACCTGCAAAAGAGGGTGGTGTATATTCAGACGCCACATTAACTGTATTAACAAATAAAAATAATCCAGTTACCGAAGTAAGATTTAGAGATACTTTTCCTACATCATTAGGTGGTCTTAGTTATGACCAACAAGCAGGCGATGTAGCATATCTATCTTGTGATATTACTTTTTCATACAAATACTATGAGTTTGCCGATAGTGGAGCCTCATCTACATCTGTTACAACCACTTAGGAACCTTGACATACAATACAAAAGCTGATATAATACTTTATTATGACATTGGAAGAATTACAACAACAGGCCGATAAGGACCTTAAAATCAATGACGCTGAGTTGGATTTAGAATCTCTAAAAACACCACAGTTACACAACAAATATTTAAAACATTTAAACAATTTTAAGTTATTATTAACACGAGCAAAGACTGATGTTAATATAATGAAAAAGGTTAAATGGGAATACTACACAGGAAAAGCAAGTCCTGAAATCTACAAACAAAAACCATTTGATTTAAAAATACTTAAACAAGATATAGATAAGTATCTAGAATCAGATGAAGACCTAATTAAACTCACACAAAAAGTAGAATACCTACAAACAGTTGTTGACTTTTTAGAATCAACAGTACGCCAAATATCAAATAGAAGTTTTGCTATTAAAAATGCTATTGAGTGGAAAAAGTTTACTTCTGGTGCTATCTAATGTATACCGACATAAACCAATGCTATCATGTTATTCAAGGTGCCGTGGAGGATAAAATGATAGATAAGATTATTAATCAAGGTGAAAGTGTAAAATTAGCAGAAGGTAAACTAGACAATCAAGGCATTACACCAGCAAGAAAGTCTAAGGTTTCATTTATTAAAAATAAAAGAATAGAAAATCTTATGAGTTTTTATATTATGCAAGCCAATAGAGATAAAGAATGGATGTATTATATTACAGATATAGAGGACTTTCAATACACAGTATATAACAAAGGTGATTACTATAATTGGCATATTGATAAAGGTCAGATATATCCTAATCGTAGAGAAAGAAAAATCTCTTTTTCTTTAATACTAAATGATGATTACAAAGGTGGTCAGTTAGAGTTTGGTATGACTACACCTAAAGATAACAAAGATGATTATGTTGTCTTAGATTTAAAAAAAGGTGATATGGTAGTCTTTACAAGTTTTTTATGGCATAGAGTAAATCCAGTTATAGAAGGCATTAGAAAATCACTTGTAGGTTGGATTGTAGGTCCTTGTTTTAAATGAGAACATTAATATTAGAAAAGAAAAATGATGTACATTTATCAGTTGACGCTGATGAAGATGTGCGCCGTGATTTAGGAGAATACTTTACCTTTAGCGTGCCTGGTTTTAAGTTCATGCCACAATATCGTTCAAGACATTGGGATGGTAAAATAAGATTATTTTCATATGCAACAGGTCAAATATACACAGGTCTATACCCTTACATATTAAATTGGTGTGATGAAAACAATGTATCAGTAGTAGATAAAACAGATATAAAAGACGCTGATGTAGATGATAAAAAAATAGACCAGTTTATAGAAGCTCTAAAAATTCCTTTTACTGTTAGAGATTATCAAAAAGAAGCATTTGCTTATAGTCTTAGAAAACATAGATGTTTATTACTATCTCCAACGGCGTCCGGAAAATCTCTAATAATTTATCTGATGGTTCGGTTTAATCTGATAAGATGTGTTGATAAAAACGATAAAATTTTAATAGTTGTTCCGACCACTTCTTTGGTTGAACAATTATATAAGGATTTTAAAGACTATGGGTGGAATAGTTCTGCTCATGTTCATAGAATATATCAAGGTCATGAAAAACATTCTGATAAAAGAGTTTATATTAGTACATGGCAATCAATCTATAAAATGCCTAAAAAGTGGTTTGAAGAATTTGGTTGTGTAATAGGTGATGAAGCACACTTATTTAAGGCCGTATCATTAACTAAAATACTTACAAAACTAGAAAACTGTAAGTATCGTATAGGTTTAACAGGCACTTTAGATGATAGTAAAACACATAAACTTGTATTAGAGGGTTTATTTGGTGCTGTTAATAAAGTTATATCTACTAAAACATTACAAGATAACAAACAGTTAGCAGATTTAAAAATATATTGTTTAGTATTACAACACGATAATATGTCTAAAGATTTCTTAAAAGATAAATCTTATCAAGAAGAAATGGACTTCTTGGTGTCAAATGAGATACGAAATAAATATATTAGAAACTTATGTTTATCTCTTGAAGGAAACTCACTATGTTTATTTCAATATGTTGAAAAACATGGTACGATATTAAAGAA